CTTTATCATGATCGACTACCTGGACTTGTTGATGCCGGTCAGTGCCAAAGTATCACCTAATGACCTGTTTGTCAAGGACAAGTATGTGAGTGAAGAACTACGTAACTTGGCCAAAGAACTGGCAGTACTAATGGTCACCGCTTCGCAGTTGAATCGTAGTGCCGTGGAAGAAATTGAATTTGATCACTCACACATTTCAGGTGGTATTTCAAAGATCAACACAGCAGATAATGTGTTTGGTATCTTTACCAGTAGAGCAATGAAAGAGCGTGGCAAGTATCAAATACAATGTATGAAGAGTCGTAGTTCAACAGGTGTCGGGCAAAAGATTGATTTGGAATACAACATTGAAACCATGCGTATCACAGATGAAAGCGGAGACGAAGGAACTGGGTACAACAAGCCACAAAGCAGTATTATGGATTCAATCAAGGCCAAGAGTCAAGTCAAACCTGCAGAAGGTGAATCAAGTTCGCCGCCATGGGAACGGCCCAAGGCAAAAGAAGGCTTTAATTTAGAAACACCCAAGGTCACAGCAGATGTGCAAAGTGCTAAATTAAAACAGTTACTGGGACAGATCAAACAGGCATGACACACCCAGAAAGTTTTTGTAAATTTTTAAAAAACGGATTAGTCTACAACAACAATACTGACCATTTTACAGTTTCGCCCTGCTGTTGGTTCTCAGAAAAATACGCTATTGATCCAGACTTTGATCCCCAAGAGCAACTGGTCAGATACAAGCAACAATGGCTTGAAGAAGATTTCAGCAAAACTTGTCGACTGTGTACAAATGCAGAACAAAGTGGATTGTACAGTTACCGTCAGTCTTCGTTTGATCAAATCACCAGTGACACTGACCAACTTGATTTTTTAACCATTGCTGTTAATAAAAAATGTAACCTTGCGTGTCCAAGTTGTGATGCCGAAAACAGTAGTTTTTGGTTCCAAGAAAACAACAGAAACAACATCAAGCAGTCCAATAATATTATAAAATTACACAAAGAAGATCGTGAAGGTATAATAACTCAAAAGTTTTTGTCCACCTTGACCTCACAAGATTTGTCCAAGGTAACTTACATAAAATTTGGTGGTGGCGAGCCGCTGATGTCTGACACACATGAACAAATTTTGAATTTGTTACCACATCCTGAAAATGTAGTAGTTCAGTACACCAGTAATTTTTCATTGATGCCCACTGACAGAGTTTTTGAACTGTGGGAAAAGTTTAAATTAATAAAATGGGTTGCAAGTCTTGATGGTATTGGTGATCAGTTTAGTTTTTTACGTTGGCCATATCAGTGGACAAACTTAGAAAAATTTATTGTCTCAGCAAAAAACAAAGTTCCTGACAATGTTATGTTTGGTGTAGAACACACAGTCAATTTGCTAAATGCATTTTATTACCCAGAATTCAAGTGTTGGTTTGATCAACACTTTAGCACAAATCGTTCGGGTGACCCATCTGACTTAAATTTACACAAGTGCGAAGGACTATTATCTGTTGACCACATGCCTGTTGCATTGCGAAATTTAGTTCGAAATAAATTGGGTCCTGATCACGCAATTTCAATCATGATCGATCAATCCAGTTATTCTAAAAATATTACTCCCACTGTAGAATATCTAAATCAAGTTGATGCCTGGAGAAATTCCAATTGGCAAGAACTTTTTCCTGACGTGCAGGAGCATTTAATTGTATAATATCATTTGCTTTCCGCATTATACCGCAGGGGGGTTGTTGTGCGACATACTATCCAACACATATTCCAACTTGAGCGACCGCGGCGGAATCGATTCTATTAATCACGCAATAGGAAAGATCGGCGACGCTGACACAGTTTTTGATAATTATGATCCTGCAGATTTATTATTGGACCTTGCAACAAAAAAGATCGATAAAGATTGTTGGATTGGAACCCATTGCTGGCCTGGCCTGTTGGATCCGGCACAGTTTGACCAAATAATATCTATAACTACCACAACTTATCGCAGCAAACTATATCGATGGATTCGTGCTTATCATCATTATTACCTGAAATCCACGCCCTGGCAAGCAGTTTCAGGTATGGAAAGAGTAGATAAAGAAAGAGAAACTGCTAAAAATTATATCAGGCCTTTTTTACCGGTAGCAGGGCCAAATATTATCAATATAGAATTTGCAGAAATTGTAGATTGCGGCACACAATTTAAAAACTTGGTGGCCAAGCACAATGTATCTGCACACATGGCAAGATGGAAACAAGTAAATTCTTTTTTATATGATGATAATACCTGGGATTCGTCCCCGGTCAAATGCTTTTATCAAGCCGAATATGAAGTTAATTTAAATCAATACTATATCTATGCGTAGATTTAGAATAATAGATTTATTATTCGTTTACCAAAAACAATAAATAACTCAAAGGTCCTTGAGCAGATGCAAAAACGCACCCGTAGTATATTAGAAGAACTAGACGATTTATATGTCGAGCGTGATCGGCGTTTGTTGATCGAAAATCGTGCTGCCAGCATTATTGCCAATGCCGTACGATTGCTAGAGCAAATCGACACTGAATTTTCTCCCGAGCAGGCTGAAAATTTACAGCGTAAATTGCTGAATGCTATTCGCACAAGAGACTCGGGCAAATTTGCCAGATCAGTGAGACGTACAAATGCAGATATATGAAATAACTCGTAAATCAGTCAAAGAAGGTGTGCTCGGTGGCATAGCAGATGAACTGACCAAAGCCGGTGTAAATTATGCCGCCAGAACCGGGGTCAGTTTGGCTCCTTATCTTGACAAGAAAGACAGCCTTGTTACCATAAAAGATGCAACGGGCAAAACTCACACTTACAGCAAATCTGGTAGCAAATGGGTCGACACCGCTACCAACAAAGAAGTAGACCCAGCAACAGCAGCCATGCTTGATAATCAAGCCAAGCAACAATCTACTCAACAATCTACTGCACCAGCATCAACACCTGCCACTACCACAGCACCGGCCTCAACACCTGTTGCTACTGCACCTGCAACTACTGCACCTGCTGCTCAGAGTCCAGAAGAAATTCGTAAAGCCAAACAGGCTGTGGCGGCCAAAGCGGCACAAGATCAAATGGCAGGAAAGCCAGTTACAACCACAGCACCGGCTGTGACCACTGCAACAGCACCGCCTCCTGTTGCCACAACCCCCAACTTCAACAAAGGAATTAGTGGCTATGGTAAGACCACAATGAATGCTCCAACAGGTATTCCTAATATTGCCAAACCAGCAATACCTGCTACTACCGCACCTGTGGCACAAACATCCAAAACTCCAACAAGAACTGCCGCTGCACCAGTACCAGAAAAAACTACTCCCGCTGAACGAAAACAAATATTAGGACTCCTAGGGCCCGAAGCGTATGCCGCTTTAGAGAAACAAGGAAAACTATGAGACTTTTAGAAGGCGGCAACGTTTTTAAAGACGCTGACGGCAAACCTGTTACACAACGTATCAATCAAACTGACATAGCACCCACTGTGCAATGGCTAGAGCAATTGACCGGCCTAGACTTTACTTCCGATAAAGATGCCGACGGCTTTCCTACCAAATGGCTGGGATCCACAGGCCGCAAGCCCAGTTCGGGCGACTTGGACCTAGCAGTTGATGCCAATGAGATTTCCAAAGATCAATTGATCGCCAAACTCAGCCAATGGGCCACAAGTCACAAACAAAAGCCCGGGGATTGGATCAAGAAAAGTGGCGATGCAGTTCACTTGAAAACACCCATCACAGGACGTCCTGAATTGGGCTATGTACAAACTGACTTTATGTTCATGCCCGATCTAGGCTGGGGACAGTTTTGGTTAGGAGGCACACCCAACAGTGAATACAAAGGTGTGGTACGCAATGTATTGATCAGTAGCCTGGCCAAAGGTCTAGGACTTCGTGCTGGACCCAAAGGCGTGTCTGATCGAACCACCGGTCAAGTGGTCACACTTGATCCTGTTCAAGCAACCAAACTGCTGTTGAACAAATCAGCAACACCAGCCGATCTTGGCAGTGTAGAAAGTATATTTGCGGCCCTGGCACGTGATCCGCAACGTGATGCCAAACTAGCAGACTTTGTTGAATATGCCGCACGTGAAGGCATACAGTTGCCCAACACCTTGGAAGAAAACAGTGATGTATATTTCCTGGCTCGACTGCGTGATCGCATTGTCAAACAAGGCATGGCTCCTTTGATCGAAGCAGAACCTGCAAACCCTTATCAATTGTACGAAGCAGGCGAAGTGGGTGTAGGTGGCCGTGCCAAAGGCATTGAACATCTGGAAGATCTTGTGTTCCGCAAAGGTACTCGTGGTGCCCAAGAAGCATTGGCCATTGTGGATGCAGCCACACAACAACCCAGCACAACCACAGTGAAGTGGGATGGCAAGCCTGCTGTGATATTTGGACGCAAGCCCAACACAGGTGAGTTTGTGTTGACTGATGGGTCGGGATTTGAAGCCAAGGGCTATGATGGTCTGGCCACAAGTCCTCAAATGATGGCCGACATACAAAGTCGACGTTCAGGCGACCGTACTGAGTTGACGCAATTGTATGCTACCCTGTTTCCTATACTAGAACAAGCATTGCCACAAAATTTCCGTGGCTATGTCAAAGGTGATTTATTGTACATGGGTACACCTCCGCTGGAAGCCGGTAACTATGTGTTCAAGCCCAATACCGTGCAATATCGCATACCAGCCAAAACGGCCCTGGGTCAAAAGATTGGCAACAGCACCATTGGTATTGCCATGCATTCCATGTACTCAGACGTTGGAGATCCACGTCAACCTCTCAGCCGAGTGCGATTCAATGAAGTTCCAGGTCTGTTGTTAATTGAACCCATTGCTGGCAAAGAAATGCAGCCCGATCCTGCACAAGTCAAACAGATCAAACAGATCATGCGTAGCAAAGGTGCTGCTATTGACACCTTGTTTAATCCTGCAGAACTTCGTGCCATGCAGATCACAGACTTGGCAAAACTGTGTGTGGATTACATTAATTCAAGAATATCTACTGGAAACTTTGATAACTTGTTGTCAGGATTTGGAGACTGGCTACAAAGCAAAGTAACACCCAGAAAATTCAACAACATCGTGGAATACTTGAACAGTCCTGCCAGCAACCGAGAAGGCCTGGCCGCTGCGTTTACTATCTTTATTTTGCTACATGATTTAAAGATGGATATCTTGCGTCAACTGGATTTAAAAGATCCTGGGCACGAAGGATGGGTAATGGCCACCCCTGCAGGCTATGCAAAAGCGGTCAATCGCTTTGATTTTACTGCCAGAAATCGAGCACAAAACAATCCGCAACAGACGTAATTTTTGCCAAAAGACTAAATAAGTGCAGGGTCATAGTACCCATATTTTTAAAGGAAATTTATCATGGCATATATTACACAAGTTAATGGTGACGCACAACCAGTATTTCACCTAGACATCGCTAACGGCAACGCCGCACCTGGTGCTTCTTTAGCTGGACAACCAGTTCAGCCACAAGGCCCCAAGTTAGACTACTTCCGTTTCGTGGCCGCGAACACAATGAACACCCAAGGTGGTGTTAATGGTTTCGTTTCTAACGTACTTCAAAGTCTGCAACAAGTTGGTACAGTTGCTATGTATCAAGTTGATGGCGTTGCACTCAGCGTTGGTATCTATCCAACAGGCTGTTTTGCTAACACCACAACCGCAACAGCTCAAGCAAACATTGCTGGTGTTGCTGGTACTAACCAAATCAACAGTTCAACCAACGTTGGCTTCAAGTTGACAACCTAATCTAAGGTAAAAGTGTAAACTTCGACCCCGGACATAAAAACTCCGGGGTTTTTCTTTGGCGTTAAATACCCGTAGAATGAAAATACAATGTAGTACTTTGTTTGATTGCAGTCGCACTGGGGTAACCGGACATTATCGAATGTCACAGGTGCCATTTCAAGATCGAATTGGTCAAACTATCACTAACGAACATGACTGGAATTTTGCCAGGAATCAACAACGCAATTGGGAAACCATATTGCAAATAATCAGCCTACGAACTCAGCCCATGAATCTCAGTGCCACCACAGTTAACGATCATGTGTGGGAATTCACTTTCGAAGTGGAAGCGGAAGGTGTGTATAGTGTTAACTCGGATGCCAAAAACATGGATGCGTTACTGCAAGAATGCAATGGCATACCAATGGTAATAAATCTCACTGAACAACCAGACCTGGGAACTAGTTTAATTGCTCAAGGAAGCAAACAAAATATTTGGTTCCAAGCGGTAAATAATACATTGGAGCCCACAAATGGTTGATACCACGGACATCGAAAAGAAGAGCCTTGAAGCCCACGTTGAACT